CCACTGACGACGGTGACGGTATAGCCGGGCAACGTGGTCGTGCCGTTGCCGTCGTTGTGCTTAGTGTTCAGGAACCACTTGTTGACAGTGGGTCCCCAAGCGTCGAGGATCCGGCACTGGTGCGTGTCCCAGTACGCCAGGTTGCCTCTAATCCACCTGCTGTGCATCATGGTCGCTTACCCCTTTCTGGGCAGCGCCCCCGCCCCGCATCAGAGCGGGGGCGACCGTTCGTCTTGCTGTCGATCAGTCGGTGAGCACCGTCGGCGCCGTGAGCACTCGACTCGGGTAGCGAAGAGACATGACGTAGACGATCGAGACGAAGTCAGTGTTTGGAAGCGCCCCGGTGATGACCCGGAAGGCTCGCTCGTCGGCAGTCAGCCGTGCTGGATCGATCTCGAAGATCACCTGCTTGACGTTGGCATCCGCAGCCGTGGTGTAGTTCACCGCAGATGTCTGCTCGACGAGGCGGTCATTCGTACCAACCGCCTCGTTCGCCCAGATGCGACAGACTGGCGTGAGCGCCGCAGCCGAGCCGAAGGCGACCAGCGTGTCCGTCTGCGGCGTGAGGACGAGCGCCCCGCCACCCACGGGATTGACGAGGACGATGGCCCAGAGTTTCTCAACATTCTTGAGGCTGACGGCCGTTCCGGTGACCACCCCCGGCACTCCCACCTGTGGGGCGGCTGCCACGACGACCTTGCAGTCCTCGGGGAAGCTGAACATTGACCCTCCTTCGGCCGCCGCCGCCCCTGGTGGGGGCGAGGGCGGCCTTACGCGACGCTACCCGTCAGTCCGTGATGACGGTCGGCGCGGTGAGCACCCGACCCTGGTAACGCGGCTGGATGACGTAGAGCATCGAGACGTATTGCGCCGCGGCTATCACCGTGGTACTCGCGCCCGCGATGCAATCATGGTCCTCCTCCAGTTGCGACGGGTCGATCTCGAAGATGATGATCTTGTGGGCCGCACCGGCCCCGGAAGCGTAGTTGACGGCAGCGGTCCGCTCGACGAGAAGATCACTGGTCGCGCAGTCGAGGTTGCTCCAGATCCGACAGACCTCCGTGAGGACCGAGGAATCTGTTGGCGCCACGGCCGTCGCCTTCAGCGGATTGAACGTGATGGAGTTCCCGTCGGCCTGGTTGTAGTAGATGACGATCCACGCCTTGTGGGCGTTCTTGAGGCTGATGTAGTCGCCGGTGACAGCCCCGCCGGCACCGACCACTGGCGCGAGGCCCTCGACAATCTTGCAGTTCTCAGGGAAGCTGAACATCGTGCTACTCCTTTCCCCTACGCCACTCAGGCTCGGGCATCGAGGGTGACGAACGGGCTCAGAGTGTTGGCGCTTCCGGTGAAGGGCGTGAGAGCCGAGTGCCAGAACGGCTCGCCGTCCACGCGCATGACGAACCGGAAGACGGATTCGTCAGTCAGGAAGGAGACGTGGATCGACATCGCCGACTGCATCCCACCCTTCTCGGCCAGGGCGTACTGCGACATATCGGCCAGGATGATGTCGCCCTTGCTGCCGAGCGTCGCGCACTGCTCGATGGCGATGACCGGCCTGCCGAAGAGCGTGCCGTAGGGCTGCTGGCTGAGTCCGCCGGGCGGCATATAGACGGTCCCACCGCCCATGCCAACCGCAATCGCCATCGTGTAGAGTTGCGGCTCGACGTCCTGGTTGATGAACCAGACGGCGTTGAGGCGAGACCGCGCCCAGCAACGAGACCACATGTTGACGATGTTCTCGGGCTGGAGCGTCTTCGCCGGCTGGCCGGTCTCCTTGGCAACGGACACGAGGGCAGGACTCGCCAGGATGCCGAGCGGCTTGCCGGAGCCGTCGCCGTTGACCACCGCGTCGTCGAGTTTGAAGCCGAACTCCTCGGTGAACCCAGTCCGGATGATGGTCTCCAACTGGGCCGCATCCTGGAGGTTCTCGTCGGTCGCGTAGACCAGACCGATGAGCTTCTCGAGCTCGAGGTTGATCTGGCGGAATCGCGGGCGGCTGGCGAGCGAGGTCAGGGTTGCGCCCTCTGAGGCCCAGTAGGCACGGATGCCGCCCCAGCGACTGCCATTCGCCCGGCTGACCTCGTCCACGCCGTTGATCTTGGTCCCATTGGCGTTCCCGCTGATCGGGATCGAGCGGCAACGTGAGACGACCATGCCGGTGTCATGGACGAGTTGGTACAGTTCGGCCGCAAAGTCGGTCTGGACGAGAGCCCCGCCATCAGAAAGCGTGCTCTCATTCACGCCAGTTCCAGCGCGGAAGTTGAGTCGCAGGTCGACGTGTCGCGGGTCAATGGCCGCCCGATGCACCGCCTGGAGTTGCTCGCCGAGCGAGCGGAATCGCTTGGCCTGACCGAAGGACTGCTCACGTTCCTCGTCGCCGAGTCCGGGGCGTATCGGCTCGCGGAACGAACGGCCCGCTGCCTCCTCAGCCTGCTCAACGATGCTCTCGCGGTCGATCCAGGTCTTCTGTTGCGCGAGTTCACCCGTCAGGTCCATGAACTTGCGCTCTTCCTCGGGAGTAAACTCGCGCTTCTCCTCTTGAGCGACCGTCATAATCGCGCGGAGCAGTTTGGTCTTCTCCCCGTGCTGCCTGCGCATGGTCTCGAGATCCATTCGGATCCTCCTTGCCGTCTAGGAAATGCCAGCCTCGATCCGCGTCAGAAGAGCCTCGTAATAGACGAGCGAGTGGCTCAGCTGAGGAGCCGGCTCGGGCGCTTGAGGTGCTTCCTCGGCGGGCAGTGCATCGGGACGGCTGCCTTCGTCATCTAGCGAGTGTCCGTCTGCATTCACAGCGGGCGGCTCGCGGCGGTCGGTCGCCGAGTGGCCCCGGGGGGCCGGCTCGGGCGGGGTCAGGTAACGCTGCAGGGCCGCGATGGCAGACCGCACGTAAGCCTCGGTCTGCGGGTACGCTGGGAAGGTGACCGGCGACACGTCCCAGAGGCGAACCTCCAGGAGCCGTCGGTCGTCGAATTCCTCATCCTTGGCAAACGTCCACTGATCCTTGATCGTCTCGAAGCCAAAGGACATCTGATTGATGTCGCCGCGACGCATCGACTCGACCAGGTCACGAGCGACGGCCGTATCCGGGGGATGGATCGTTACCGCTAGACCGTGATCGTCTTCCTTCAGAGTGAGGGTGCCGGCCTTATTGCGGCCGAGCACCCAGTCTGGGTTGTGGTTGAAGAGCGCCCGAATGTCGGCTTCTCGAATCGTCTTCTTGAAGGCACCTGGCGCGATGCTCTCACGATAGCCGCCGAACCAGTCCTGAATGACCGTCGGCTGATCGAAAACCGCGGCATAACCCTCGATCACGGGGTCGGGCGTGCCAGCATCGGATAGGCGCACCTCAGTGAGCAGGAATGACCGCTGAGTGTAGGCACGCAGCGCCTTCAGTTCTGGCGCCTCCGGGGCCCCCTCCTGCCGTGATTGGGTAAGCATCGCGATCGCGCCCATCGTCTATCCTCCTGTCAGGCCGAGACCGTGACCACGAATGGCCCACGCACCCCGGCGCTATGCTGCTCGGCGGCGGCGAGTGCCACCCTGATCCGAGCATCCGGCTCCTGGCCCGCGGTCGCATAGAGGGCACCAAGAGCGATGCTCGCTCCACAACCGACCGCGGCGTAAGGGTCGACGGGTTGCCCCACCTGGTAATCGGAGTCCACGACGTAGAGGCCGCCACGGTAGCCAAGCAAGAAGGAGCCGGCTGACTCCTGCTCCTTCTCTTTGATGGCATAGCCGCCCGCCTTCAGGCAATCCCGGACCCCGTTCACGAAGGCCGTCGTGAGGTAGGCCATGACGTCGAGTTCGGGATCGTGGAGAGGCACCTTGAGGGCGTAGCGGAGCAATTGGCCCATCCGGTAGCTCGTGGTGAACCCCATGGCCATGTTGCCGTTGCGGAAGACCTTCGGGTCGGCGCGGATCGTGAGATCCCAGCCGCTGACGCCGGCGCTGTCGGCCCCGAGATACACCTTGTCACCCTCGACGAGTCCCACGACGCAAGTCACGCTGGCCCTCCCTAGCCGGTGCCGTTGGACCCCGGCGACGTGGCTGGCTGCAACTGCTGATCTCCTGCCGGCTGGACTGCCGGCACTGGCGCTGGCGCTGGAGCGGGCGGCTTCAGCAGGGCTAGGGCGTTCTGCACCTGCTGCGGTGCCCAGTAAACCTTGCCCTCGCCGTTCGGTAGCGGGTTCATGTTCTCGATCAGCCGGATGTCATCCGCTGACAACCAACCGCCCTGCCGACCCGTGTTGAAGGCTTGGTAGCGCGATGCCAGGTCGCCACGGAGCAACCCGTCGACTAGGAACTCGGTGAAGAGCGTCCGTTTGCCGTCGCCGATCTGGATAATGTCGCGCCGGATCGACTGCTCCAGCCGCACCAGCCACGGTCGAATGCAGTCCGTCACGAACTCGATAGCCTGCTGCTCGATGTTGTTGTTGGTCGCGCGATTCAGCAGTCCGATCTAGTGCTGGGGCATCCGGTACCAGCGGGCGATCTCCTCAGCCTGCCACTGGCGGCTCTGCAAGAACTGGCTGTCGTCGGGCGGGATCGCCATCGGATTCCAGGTCATGCCCTCTTCGAGGACGACTGTCTTGTGGGCCTCCGCCGGGCCAGCGTGAGCCGCCTGCCAGTCGGCGACCAATCTCGCCCGTCCGGGGTCCGAAAGCTTCCCCGGGTGTTGCAGTAGCCCGCCCGGGTGCGTGCCCTGACCGAAGTAGCGGGCGGCGAAGTCGTCGAGAGAGATGCCGAGCCCGATCGTCTCCCGGGCGTAGCCGATCACCGACAACCCGACTGTGCCATTCCAGGAGAGGCCGTGGACGTGGAAGACGTCAGCGAAGGCGAACGGCGGGGTCTGCATCGTCCCGTCGCGCTTGCGGTAGTCGTAGATCAGACGCCCGGCTCCATCGCGCCCCAGCGTCACGCGCGAGGGCTCGAGCGGCCAGAGCGCTCGGGTGCCGTAGTCGTCGCGCTCGACCTGACTGTAATGGTTGCCCTGGGTCAAGACGTGCGCCATCACCGTTTCCCAGTAGTCCATCGCAGTCTGCTCGGGGTTCGGTTGGTCGTGCAGGAGCTCGTACAGCCGATGCTCGGTCGCCCGCTCCTTGCCGCCATCCGACCGCCGTCTGTAGGTGATGCACGGCAGGCTCGCCACGGTCTCGGCGATGGCCCGGACGCAGGCCCAGACGGTGGAGTAGCGCAACGCCGACTCGACGGTGACGTTCTGCCCGGCGGCCGAGAG